TCTAAGATACATGCCTTGTGAGGGCCAAGAATATATATTATTAAATATATAAGAACCATCGCCGTTTGTGCCAGAAAAACTTGTTGGATAAACCCATGCCTCTATAGTAAAATCGCCCGTACCAAAATTAAATGCATTTGAGAAATTATACGGCACTAGTAACCCAGTCTGTGTATTTGGCCACCCAGTAGATGCCATCGATTTGCCACCCGAAAACGGCGATCTTTCTTCGATTGTAGAACCTGGTGTACCGTAAGGTAATACCTCAAATGCATTTGAGCTACTATCTACAAAATTCTGACTTCCCACTACTCCATCAAAATGTAATAGCAACGACACATCAGAAAAGTACGGATCAATGTTATATCCAATACTTGTATCAGTGAAATTTACAGTAAGTGGTACTGTACCGCCTGTAGTTGATGTATTAAAACTTGCTTGTGCCGTCATTTAGTATCCTACCATTTTATATATTTATCATAAAAGTTTAAAATAAGATAGTCGTAAAAAAGCCCCACCAGGGTGAGGCCTTTTATCATTATTGTCAAAGAGTTGCAAGCAACTCGATTGGATCAATAGAACTTCAATGTAGAAGAATCGATACCAACCTTGGACAAGTAGTCAGCAGCGTTACCGAAGGAGTTTGCTGTGTTTGTCAATTCAAGGTAACCATAACGTGTCATGAACGAAACAACAGGCTCGAAAGTCTGTGGATCCATAACTGGACCAACGCTCATCAATGGAATGTATGGGCAGTAGTAAGCGGCTGCATCTGTTTCTGTAGGACCCTTATAGCCCATAAGAATTGGATCGCCATCGCTTGCGAACTGGTTGACATAAACACGCATTGTGCTGTTTAGTGTACCAACAAACTTGGTGTTTGTAGGTGCTTCGAATGTACCTTCTGTTGTACGTGCAAACGAAGATGTTGTAGCAGACTGAAGAATTGTCAACGCTGTTGGCGAAACAACTGCCCAGTTAGCAGCACCACGACGTGTACGTGCAGCAATCAAGTTAGCTTGTTGGTTGATCATAACAGCTAAAGCAGCCATTTCGTCACCAACATATGTAGCTGTACCAGAAACGGCAGCTTGGTTGAATGTTGTTGGAGCAACAGGTACTAAAGAACCTAACTTGAACAACATTTCTTGGTCGATTTCAACTGTAATTTCTTGTGCAAGAGCTTGCATGATTTCAGCTTCGATGTCGATACCGTGAATTGCGTTTGCATCTTGTGCAGCTTCAAAAGTCCAACGTGCAGATAACTTACGTGTCTTAGCTTCAACAGTCTCTTTCAAGATTTGAATGCTAAGTTTGTTACCTGGAACGCCTTCAAGACGTGCTGTAGATGCAGCACCTGGATCAGCAGCAACTTCGTTACCCGAATATGCCTTAGCAATTTCGAATGGACCTAATGCTTCTGTACCAGCTGTAACACCGGCTGCTGTGTTAGCATAGCGAACA